TTCAATAATAATTATCTAACTATGAAAAAAATAAGATTAGATGGGAAGGATTATGAAGTTTCGGAGGAAGTCTTTTCAAGGCTTGATACTCTTGAAACAGACAATTCCAACCTTAAAAACACTGAAAAAGATTTACAAAATAAAGTAGATTCTTTGGAAGGTGAAAGAGATGCTTTAAAAGTTAAATTTGACGAATTATCTAGTAAAGATGATTCTAAAGAAATCGCTTCTAAAGTTAAACAAAGAATTTCTTTAGAAAAGAAAGCATCTGAATTTTTAAAAGAGGATGATGATATTTCTAAATTATCTGACAAAGACATTAAAGCTAAGGTAATTGTTGCTTTTTCACCAGAATTCAAGTCTGATGAAAAAAGCGATGAATATATTAATGCCCGTTTTGATGCTGTGGTTGACATGAAAAAAGATGTTAATCTTAGTAAAAACATGAAAATCACTAGCTCTAAAAAAGATTCTGAGGATTCTGATATTGCCCTTAGCAATGAAGATTTACAAAGAGATTTAATCAAACGTTCTAATAACTCTAAATAATAAACATTATGCCTATTAATAAATATCAAAACTATCTGGACGTTGGCCAAAAAGGTCAAGTGGCTACTTTAGAAGATAGCAATATCAAAACAAGAAACGCTGAACAAGCGATTGAATTTGGTAGAGCTGTTGTCAAAGGAATTACTGGCGGTGTTGACGTTAAGAATATATTTAAATCAAAAGCTTCTTTAACTTTTGATGCCAACTTTGTAACTGGAAACACGATTGATTTAAAGGTCAATGGTGTTGCTATATCTCAAATTACCTTTGCAAGTTCACATGCTACAACTTTTGCCGCTTTGATTGCAGCAGTTGATGCTTTAACTGGAATCAGTGCTGTTGCAGGAACTGGGCGCGAAATATTAATCACTGTTGACAATGCCGTTTCAAATATCACTATTTCCGATGTAGTTGTTGTAGGCGGTTCTTCTCAAGCAGGTTCGACCATTGCTTATAGTTCAGTTGATACTTTTGAAGGTATCGCTATCCTTAGACATGGGCAACCGACAACAATCGGAGGCGATGACAAATACCAAATAAATGATTCTGTTAATGTTCTAACTAAAGGTGTTGTTTTCGTTGAGGCTGTGGCCACTATTTCTTATGGCGATTTGGTTTACATTTATAACGATAAATCAAACGAATCTAACCAAGGTCAATTTACAAATGCTTCTTCTGGGAATCTTGCCGTTTCTAGTGCAAAATTTGTAAGTGCCGCTACTGGAACTACTGGCTCTCCTGCTTTAGTAAAAGTGGAAATTAATCAACCGTAATTAATAACTTTAAATTAAAAAATATCATGTCTATTAAAACATACAAACTAGATGACGGAGAGGAAATTAAAATTGATACATCCTCCCCTGAATTTATGTCTTACGAGAACGCCGCTAGACTAGTGGGTCTTGTCAAAAACGATGAAGCTTTCTTTTTTGCTAGAAATCTTGAATTTGTTCGTCAAAAAGTCTTCATGCCAACTTACGCTGAATTGAAATTGTTAAATGGTGGACTATTACCAATTAACACTTCAATTCCAGAAGGAGCTGAAACAGATACTTACGATGTTCTTGATTCAACTGGTGAAGCTGATATCATCACAGATTTCGCTGATGATATTAAAACTGTCGAGCTTTTCGGTAATGAGTACACTAACAAAATTAAATCCTTAGCTGATTCTTATCAATATTCTATCCAGGATATGAGAAAAGACAAAATGCTAGGTAATGTCGGTAGATCTGTAATTACTAATAAAGCTCTAGCGGCTAGGAAAGCTGTGGATCAAAAAATTGAGAAAATGCTCGGTTTTGGTGATTTAAAACATGGTATTACTGGAATGTTTAATAATACTAATGTTCCTATTAGTGCTGTTGCTGCCAACGGCTCTGGCTCATCAACATTGTGGTCAAACAAAACTTCTGCAAATATTCTCGGCGATATTGAAAGCTCAATAGATGATATTGGCGACCTTACAGAAGATAATGAGGCCCCTAACACTATGATTGTGTCTTCTCCTGCATATAGATTAATGCAGAAAAAAGCTTTAGATACTACCAATTACTCTGGTATGTCTGTTCTTAAATATGTTGAAAAAGAATACGAACTAAAAGTTATTCCTATGCAACAACTTAAAAACGGCTTTGTAAATGGGACTAAGTCTGGTTTTGTTCTTTATAACAATTCAGAAGAAAAACTTGAAGGTGTTCTTCCCATAAGATTAATGCCCCATGCTCCTCAAACCAAAAATCTTGTAACAAAAAATATTCTTGAAGCAAGATGTGGCGGAACTAGAGTATTCTTTCCTAAATCTGTTTCTTACAATTACGGCATATAGCCCAAATTAACCTAGGAGACTATAGTCTTCTAGGTTAATATATATTTATTAACTAATATATGGATTGTTATGAAAATATTAAAAAGAACCAAAGGGCTATTGAGATTTAAAACTACCGAAGGGACTATTGTTTTAAAAGATGGTGAAAACGAATTAACTAATAAACAATTTAAGTTAATTGAAGCCCATCCGATGTATGAATCAATGGTTGGAACTTCTGGTTTAGTTATTGTAGCCAAAGAAGAAAAAAAATCTAAGGTAAAAGATGATTCTGAAGATGGGATTCATCTTTATCATCCTGATATTGATCTTTCTGATATTGATCTTGAAGCACAAGACAAAAAAACTTTAGTAGAAATTGCTAATTCTTTAGAGATTAAAACTAAAGGCTTAAATGCTAAACAAATAGCTCAAAAAATTAAAACTTCTAATTAATGGCTACCTCTCTTGAGTGGATTGTTGATATTGCCCCGGCAATAGATGCTGATAATTCCACAAGCAAAAAAAATAGATTTATAAGTATTGCTCAAAATGAGGTTAGCTCCTTATTGTTTAGCGACACCAATAGCTATAATTTAGCCGTAGCATATTATGCTTGCCATTTATTGGAGTTAAGCTCAAGAGATGGAAATTCTAAAGGCATTCTAATTCAAGAAAAAGAGGGTGATTTGAGTAGAAGCTATGGTGGAGGAAATGCCCCAAATATAACTATGAACACTACTCAATATTTAGATTCTTACAATAAATTATTAAAAGTTCGTGTTCCTAATTTTTATATGAATCGTGGCACTTAAAGTAATAGACAAAGGATTTGATAACTATAAGGATGCTTTCAAAGGATTAGATTCTAAGAAAGTTGCTGTAGGTCTATTTGCAAAAGTAGGAGATGAAGTGTTAACAAAAGGGATTGTAAATGAATTTGGTGCAAGAGCTGGAAAAAATGGTAATGTTGTTATACCTGAGAGATCTTTTATAAGATCGACTTACAATAAAAATATAAAGAAAGTCGCAAGAAGATTTACACAAATAGCCAAATCTATATCCGATGGCAATTATAATGTTAATAAAAAACTTAAATTAATAGGTTTAGAACAAGAAGCTGCAATAAAACAAACTATCGTTGATTTAAGATCTCCTCCTAACGCCCCTTCTACTATAAAAAGTAAAGGCTCATCAAACCCTTTGATTGATACTGGCGAAATGAGAAATAAAATATCAAGCGAATTAAGAAAAAATGAGCAGCTTTAGAAAACACACCTTAACTGTAAAAAGAAGAGCATCCGGATATTATGATGCCGCAGGGTTCTTTAAAGTTTCCGGTCCAGATACAGAATTTACTATAAGCGCTAGTATTCAACCTATGACAGGATCAGAAATGTTATTGCTTCCTGAAAATAGAAGAGAATCAGAGACAAAAAAAATATTTACTTCTACAGAATTATATGGAATAGAAAAAGGAAACGGAGTAAATGCTGACATAGTTATTATAGATGGAGATGAATTTGAAGTTGTTAGAGTATATCCTTGGAAAAATAATGTTATTAACCACTATAAAATATTTGTTGCTAAAAGGACAACGAATGATAGTGTTCCACCTGAATCAAGTTAGAGTATGAGCATAAATATAGTAGGATTAAAAACAGCATTAGCAACGATAGTAAATACCTTAACAAGTAAAAAGGTTATATGGTCAGATCAAAATGCACCAGGGCCTAACGGTGATTATATTGCTATGAAAATATCGTCAGTTAGATTTGTCGGTGGAACTGATTATTATTCTAAGCCTAACGTAGATGGGCTAATTCAAACTCAAGGGGATAGGGAGCTTGTTTTGTCTTTGATTTGCATAAGCGAAGATGCAATGGGAATTTTGTTGGATTTAATTGATAAACTTGAATTGCCAAATAATTTTGATTTATTGTTTGAAAATAAATTAGCTTATGTTAATATTGAAAGTGATCCCGTAGACATTACAATAACTATTAACAAAAGTTTTGAAACAAGGTCGGCTGTGGATTTAGTTTTTAGAATTTCTAAAAATTATTCTTCTGATACGCAAATTAGCGTTCCTGTAGTTAATTCTATTGGTATCCTTGGCGAGGTCGAAGGCGATCAACAAGAAAGCCCATTTACTATTGAAATGGCGGTAGAATAATTTTAATAATTAAAACAAAATTAAAGTATGTCAAACAAATTAGACCAAATAATAGATATTTCAATCAGTCTTTCAACTAAGACGATCACGCAGCAAGGGTTCGGAACTCCTATATTTTTAGGTGAAAGCATGAAACTCGATAGACGCGTAAAAAGCTATGCCAATATAACCGAGGTTGCTGTTGATTTTGCATCGTCAGATCCAGAATATAAAATGGCTTCTGCTGCATTCTCACAAGAAAAAACACCAGCTTCAATAATGATTG